AATACGGTAGCTCTGAGGTCGATCCTGACCCTGTGGTGGCATTGCTCAAGCTAAGAAACGAAGTCTATGCGCTAAACAGAAACACGATTGAGGTGTTTGACAACGTGGGTGGTGATTTATTTCCATTCCAGCGGATTGATGGCGCACAGGTTCAGAAAGGCGTGGTCGGTACGTTTGCCTGCTGCGTTTATTTAGAGACGATTGCATTTTTAGGAAGTGGTCGCAATGAAGCACCAGGCATCTACCTAGGTGCAAATGGGACAGCTAAGAAAATTAGCACCCAAGAAATTGATGAGATTCTGTTGCAATTTACAGAAGCGCAGCTTGCAACAGTCAAGCTAGAGGCTCGCAATGACCGCTCGCATCAGCATCTTTATATTCATCTGCCAGACAGAACGATTGTGTATGACTCGGCTGCGTCGCAAATTTTGCAAGATTTTGTTTGGTTTAACCTCGTATCGACAGTTGTAGGTTTCGCGGCTTACCGAGCTAGAAATCTAGTTTATGCCTATGACAAATGGTTAGTTGGAGATCCACAGTCTAGCAACATTGGCTATCTGGTGGACACAATTGGTTCGCATTGGGGCGAACAAGTGCGCTGGGAGTTTGGCACGCTGATCGTCTACAACGAGGGCAAAGGGGCGATATTTTATGACATGGAGTTGGTTACATTGACGGGTCGGGTGGCTTTAGGCATTGATCCACAGATCAGCACCAGTTACTCGCTCGATGGGTTGTCGTTTAGCCAAGAGAAGTTTATTAAGGTTGGGACGATTGGCAACACATCTAAACGTCTAGCATGGTTTCAGCAGGGACACATGAGGAACTTTAGAATCCAGAAGTTTCGTGGCGATAGCGATTCTCATATTTCTTTTGTGCGTCTTGAAGCCAAGATTGAAGGGCTGGCTTACTAATGGCCAAGATATTTCGACCGATTGGACTTACAAGAGACCAGCTTGCTGAATTTCTGTCAAGTCCAGAGCAGATTAAGCAATTTGAGAATCTGTTTGCTGTCGCTGATACGGTTGTTGATGTACCGGATGGCATTGTTGTTATCGACTTTGAGGCTGGATTGGCGCAGTCAACAGCCAATGATGCTTTAGCAGAAATCTCTGCACAAGCACAGGAATCCGCTGTAAGTTCTGCTTTGGCAGAGAGCAAAGCAAATCAAGCTCTTGCACTGATAGATAATTTAAGAAAGACGGTAGAGGGTTTGCAAATTACTCCACCACTTGAGTTGGTAGATAATTTGACAAAAGCGGTTGAGGGTTTGCAGATGACCCCACCACCAAGGGAGTTCAAGCGTGCAAGATATGGCTCGTTTTATGACACCACCACCCAACTTGCGACAGTTATTAACACAGCGACTGCCATCACTTTCAACACCACCGATTTAAGTCAGGGCGTGTTTATTGGCAGCCCAGCATCTAGAATTATTGTGGATAGCGAAGGCATTTACAATTTTGATACCTCATTTCAGATAGACAAGACCTCTGGAGGAACGGCAGAGTTTTACTTTTGGTTTAGGCTTAATGGTGTTGATGTGCCAGACAGTGCAAGTCAAATCAGGATTCAGGGCAATAACGCAGAGATTTTTAGCTCGCTTAATTACTTTTTTGACCTCAAAGCAAACGATTACGTTGAAATGATATTTTCAGTAGATGATTTGTCTGTTGAACTCAAATCTTTTGTTGCTGCTCCACCAGTGCCAAGTATTCCGTCAATCATTCTTACAGTCAGCAACAATATAGGAGGTGTCCAATGACCGTCATCGTGAAAGTGCTGATTCCAGCAAAGCAGGCTGAGAACGCTCAAACCACACAGTACACAGCCACCAATGTTCGTGCAATTATCGACAAGTTTACAGTCACGAATACGAGCGCAAACAATGTCACATTTAGTTGTAATTTAGTCACAGCTAGTGGATCGGCGGGCGCATCGAACTTAATTGTTGACGCTCGCAGCCTTGTGCCAGATGAGACTTATACTTGCCCAGAGTTAGTGGGTCAGGCGTTAGAGTCGGGTGGTTTTATCTCCACTCTTGCGGGTACAGCAGCGTCTTTGACCATTCGCGCATCAGGCAGAGAGATAACTTAGAGGAATATGATGAAAAACTTTATGATTATCCCCAAGGGATTTGCAGGGCTACCAATGGAAGAGGGGTTCTTGTCTCCAGCTGAGAACAAGAAGAACTTTATCGTTGCAGTGGAAAACTGGTATTACGGACCAGAAGAACCGAGCAACGATCCTAAAGCGAACCCTGAGTTTTACGCTGCTCTGGCTGATGCGATGCAATGCGACGAGAAAGACGCAAGACGCAAGCATTGCTCAAACTGTGAATATTATGACAATAGTTTGATGGCACAGGTCAAAATCGAGCGCATTCCAATGGCTGGATACGACACAGGGTATGGATTTCGTGGGCATTGCGAAAAACTTAATTTCATTTGCAATGACATGAGAGTGTGTCAGGCTTGGGAAGACCGCGAAGATGAGATGGATTGATATGCCTAATTGTGGTCAAATACTCTTGCTGAGTCAATCGAGCCACCAGCAGCTTATCCATTTGGGGGGCGTATGACCGATTGGCTTAGAGAGAACCTAGAAAAGAGTCTTGCTCTGCCTGCTCCCGCAACGGACTGGTTAATGATGCTCTATGGAGCAATCCAAGTTTTTGATGACGTTGCTGACGGCGATATTGTTAAGCGTCAGGACTTGAATGCCACCATTTGGAACACGTTGGTCGGCATGAATCGAAACATCTTCTGGATTGAGAACGCTCAGACTCTTACCCCAATCGTTGCAAACATGATTTTAAAGTGGCAAGCATCCGACCAAGCCGAACGAGCTGGTCATGCTGATGCTCGCTCTTTCGTTTGGCGTGCTGGATTCTACGATGTGGTATTGATGACCGTGGCTCTGTGTTACGGATCGAATCATGCGACCGAGGTGGCCAGCGATGTCATGGCGATCTATGGCGAAAAATTAGAAGATTATTTGATGGAGTTTAATCATGCCTGATCCAGTTACGGGACTAATCGTTGGTGGAACGACACTGGTCAGCGGTGCTATTCAAAGTGGTGCTGCTGGGAAAGCGTCTAAAGCACAGCAGCAGGCAGCGGATAAAGGTATTGAGGAACAACGCAGACAATTTGATGCGTTGCAGAAAATCCTTAGTCCATACGTTCAAGCAGGCACTTCCGCACTCGGTGGTTTCCAACCTTTTATACAAGCGGGTGCGGATGGGTTAAGTAGATTAAATCCTTTTCTCGACGCTGGAACTCAAGCGTTAGGTCAATTGCAGCCTTTTATCCAAGCAGGGACTCAAGCTCTAGGCGGTTTACAGGAGTTTGGTGGGGCTGGGAGTCGTTCAATTGGTGGTTTAGAGGGTTTTGGCGCAACTGGGCTTGGCGCAACAAGCAATTTGCAGGAGTTTGGCGCAGCCGGCACTGCTGGAGTACGAGGCTTAGACCCTTATGCCGCAGCAGGCGCGCCAGCACTACAGCAACAGCAGGCGTTGCTTGGTTTGCGTGGCCCACAGGCGCAGCAAGCATCTATTTCAGCTATTGAGCGAAGTCCAGCCTTTCAGGCTCAAGTGCGGCAGGGTGAAGAGGCGATTCTTCAAGCATCATCAGCGACGGGTGGTTTGCGCGGTGGTAATGTTCAGGCAGCTCTTGCACAGTTTCGCCCCCAGATGCTTCAACGAGAGATCGACTTGCAATATGGTCGATTAGGAGGCATGACATCACTTGGGGCAGGCACATCTCAAAACTTGGCAAATTTGGGTTTAACGTCATCTCAAAACTTAGCAAGTTTAGGGCAATCTTCATACCAAAACTTGGCTGGCTTGGGACAATCTTCATACCAAAACTTGGCGAACATGGGACTAAATGCAGCGCAAAACTTAGCACAGATGGGGTTCACTGGATCGCAAAACTTAGCAAACATGGGACAAGCCGCAACCCAAAACTTAGCTCAACTTGGCCAAGCCTCAGCAGCGGGGACAGGCGCAGCAGGTTTGCAAACGGGCGCAAGAATTTCTAGCTTGCAAGGTGACATTGGTTCTGCACAAGCGGGTGCGAATTTGGCTCAAGGTCAAGCGTTGGCGAATGTGTTTAATCTTCCCTCCCAGTTTCTTGGAATGCAGTATGGGGCGCAAGGTAGAGCTAATAACGTAAAGCCAGGTCTTGGTGGTTTATTCGGTTAAGGAGTCAAACGTGGTTCAGCCAGCAAATTACTCGATTAACGTCCAAAGCCCACTTCAAGCCTTTGGACAAGCGGCACAGTTCGGCGCAGGATTGGCCGAGATGGATGCTCGTCGGCAAGCACAGCAGCAAGAGGCTGTTCGTCAGCAAGCGTTGAATACAGAATTTCAGCGAGTGAGTGCAATTCAAAACCCACAAGCCAAAGACTTTATGGGCTTGAGTTTATTGCTGAATCCAGCACAAATGGAGAGTGTGCGTAAAACTTATGATCAGGGTTCGCAAGAGCAAAAGGACAATCAATTATTGTTTTCAGGTAAAGTTTTATCAGCCTTTACCTCTGGTCAGAATCAGATTGGCATTGATTTGTTAGAAAACCGAGCGACTGCTGAAGAAAATTCAGGCAGAAAAGAGCAAGGCCAAGCGTTTCGCTCTTATGCCGAGTTGGCAAGAATTAACCCAGGAGCCGCAAAAGCAACGATTGGTATGTTGTTGGCCACTCTGCCAGGCGGTGATAAGACTATCGAAGCCACCACCAAAGCGCAGCTTGCGCCATCACAGATCAGCAAGTCTCAGGCTGATGCTGCTACCGCACAGTTGGAAGCTGCTGATACACCTACAAGATTAAATTTGGGGAATATTAAAACACGAGCAGAAATCAATAATATTAACAGCACCATTAAAAATAGAACCGATCAATATAATTTAGACAAAGATAAATTGACAGGCGATGTCCAAGCAAAGTTGATGGAGCTTAATCAAAAACAAGGAACTCTAGAGCCAAGCGCAGTTAAGATTATTAATGATTCTGTGGTTTCGAGTATTGGTTTAGAGCAAGCCGCAGGATTGACGCTCGATTTAGCTACAAAACTTGAGCAAGCGGCAGGAAGAGCAGGGATAACAGCAAAGTTTTCTGAATCTTTAAAGTCTATTTCTGGCAATCAAGATGCACTCACACAGTTGCGAAATGAGTACACAAGGATTCGCAACTCAGCTGCCATCAAGTCTTTGCCTCCTGGCGTTGCTACGGACAAGGATATTGAGCTGGCATTGAAAGGCATTCCATCAGAGACAGCAAACGCTGAGACACAAGCCTCATTTTTGCGAGGCATGGCAAAGATGCAGCAGTATGAGGCAGCGACTGAAAGCGCAAAATCTGAATGGGTAAACTCAACTGGAAACCTTGGCCGATCAAAGTCAGACATTGAGATTGGTGGAATTAGAGTGCCAAAAGGAACAACCTTTCCAGAATTTGCTCGTCAGTTTATGGATCAGAGAGCGAAAGACTTGGCAGCTACTCAATCTAACACGGCTGTTAGTGGTCGCAGTTACATGAAATACGCTAACCCAACGGGTCAATAATGGCGGACATCCCTAATTCCTATAAAGACCCGTACTGGGTTGAATTGTCGGCCAATACTGAGAAAAAGCTCGGTCTGCCTGATGGGATGCTACGTTCAGTCTTGCTCTATGGTGAGCGCAGTAACAACGATCAGGTGTCCTCGGCTGACGCACGCACGCCTTACCAGATCATCCCATCTTCTCGAAATCTGGCAATTAAAGCCTATGGCATTGATCCATACCTCAGTCCAGAAAATGCCGCCACAGTAGCGGGGCAGTTTCTCAAAGACTCTTTGGATCGCAACAATGGCGATAAGTCCAAGGCGTTTGCTGAGTATCATGGCGGTACAAACCCAGCGAATTGGGGGCCGATTACCAAGTCATACATTGCTCGCACAATGACAGGGTTGAATGAGTTGACAGGTCAGCCAGCTGAAGCACCGACCACAGATTCAGCACCATCGACACCATCGACACAATCGACACCACCAAAGCAGCCTCTATCAATTGCTGAAGGCGGCACAATCAGCACGTTTGAGAGAGCGCAGCAGGCATCTGGTCAGGCAACGATACCCGATAATGCTATTGCCAATATTTATAAGGCATACACATCTGGGCAGATGTCACCACAGGAAGCCCAAGAGTTTGAGGCTGATGTGCAAGGTGGCACGATTATGCTGCCCCGTGGTGCGTCTTTGCAGGGCGGTCCGATACAAGGTGCTAGACCTACCGTAAACGTGTTGCCAAGCGGCGTTTTAGAGGCTTACACAGGCAATAAGATGACTCGCGCCGAGATGGTTGATCTTGAGCGAGATGTAAGAACTGGAGCGGCCAGAGTACCTGAAGGATTCAAGCTTGGAACAACTGAGTTGACACCATCAACGACCTCCGAAGGTGTGATGGGCGCGGTCACGAGAGGTCTTGCTCCGATTGCAACGGGCGCGGCCATTGGTGCGGCAGCTGGTGCGCCTCTTCTCGGT